CGCCCGTTTCTCCCCCAAACCCCCCCAAACCAACAAATGTAATTACGATTGGGGGAAATGGCCGGCGACGACACCCAACTCCGCCTCATCGGGCCTGATCAGCAGCCCGTCCGCCGGGTTCGACGCTCCGCCGATAAAACCATCACCGCCCTGCGGTCGGCCGGCCGCCTCGAGCCGGTCGACGCCCTGGCCGTCGCCCTGTTGCGGACCTGCGCCGACCGCTGCGACGAGCTGCGCGGCGCCGAGGGCAAAGAATTCCACGAGGCCCAGGCCCTGCGCCTGACCGCCGAGCTCGAGGCCCGCATGCGCTCGCTGGGGGGACCGTCGACCGATGCTTTCGACCAGCTACTGGCAGCGGCTACAGGTCCCGCCCCGCCTGGCCACCCCGCCTAGCGGGGCCCCGTCGCTGGGGCCCGCCGTCGACGCCGTCGGTCAGGCGCTGTTCGGGCGGCCCATGCAGGCCTGGCAGTCAGCGGTTAACCAGGTGGCCGGCGAGTTCGACCCCGATTCGGGCGCCATGGTGCATGGGGTGGTGGTGTTGCACGTGCCCCGCCGGGCCGGCAAGACGGCCATCACCCTGGCCCAGTTGGCCCGCCGGGTGCTGGGCCAGGGCGGCTCCCAATCGTGGTACACGGCCCAGACCGGCGGCGACGCCGGGCGCACCTTCCGCCGGGAGTGGCTGCCCATCCTGCGCTCGAGCGGCCTGGCCCGCCATCTCAAGGTCAGTTTGCGGGCCGGGTCGGAATCGTTCGAGCTGGTGGCCCGGTCCGCCTCGGCCACCTGCTTTCCGCCCATAGAGGCCGCGCTGCACGGCACCAACGTGGATCTGGCCGTTATCGACGAGGCCTGGGCCCACGACGACGACGCCGGCCGGGGCATCGAGCTGGCCGTGTTCCCGGCCCAGCTCACGAGGCCGGGCGCCCAGACCTGGATCGTGTCGGCCGGCGGCACCCTGGCCAGTACGTGGTTTGACGGTTGGCTGGAACGGGCCGAGCAGGCCTTGGAGGCCGGCCGGCCCGGGATCGCCATCTTCGAATGGGGCGCCGACAACACCGACCCCGCATACGACCCCGCCAACCCGGCCACCTGGTGGACGGCCCACCCGGCGCTGGGTGACACCATCCGCCCCGAGGCGCTGGCCGCCGACCTGGAGCGCTCCGACCTGGCCGCCTTCGAACGCTCCATCCTGAACGTGTGGCCCCGGCCCCGCCAGCTGGGCGCCGCCCTGGACATCGAATCGTGGGCCGCCCTGGCCGACCTCGACACCACCTCCGCCCCGGCCGCCTTGGCTTTCGATGTGGCCGCCGACCGCTCCCAGGCCTCGCTGGCCACCGCCGGGCCCACCCCCGACGGGCGAACCATGGTGACGGTGATCGACTACCGCAAAGGGGCGGCCTGGCTGGAGGACGAAATCCGGCGCTGGGTGCGGGCCCACCCGGCCGCCCTGGTGGTGGCCGACACCCTGGCCGCCGGGACCATCGCCGACCGCCTCGAGGCCGGCGGTGTCGACGTGCTGCGCACCGGGCCGGCCCAGATGGCGAGGGCCTGCGCCGACCTGGTCGACCAGGTGGCGGCCCGCACCATCTGCCATCAGCGTCAGGCCATCATCGACGACAAGCTGGCCACCGCCGGCCGGCGCATCCTGGGCGACGGGTGGGCCTGGTCGCGCCGCCACTCCGACTCCGACATTTCCCCGCTGGTGGCCGTCACCCTGGCCGCCTGGGCCGTCCGGTCCCGCCCCGTCCCACCGGCGCCGTATGTGGTTGTTGCGCCCCGCACGTAGTTACTACAAGGTCCATCGGTAATGTTCGGTTCGCGCGCCCGCCGCCTGGCCGGTCGGGTCGCGGACCTGGAGGCCGCCGCGGCCTCCTCCATCGCCGGCCACGCCGGGACGGTGGCCGCCTCCAACGGCGCCGTCGACCCGTGGGCCTTCCTGACCGGGATGAACGTGTCGCGGGCGTCGGCCATGGCCGTACCCACCGTCGCCTACATTCGGGCCCAACTGGCCGGCGGGGTGTCGTCCATGCCGCTGGAGCGGTACCGCAAGGCCCCGTTCGGCTCCGATGATGATGACGTCGAGCTCGACCCGGGCTGGTGCGAGAACCCCGACCCGGCCCCGGCCATATCCCCGTCGCTGTTCTGGGCCTGGATGATCGACGACCTGTTCTTTTCGGGCACCTCCACCCTGGTGGTCCTGGCTAGGGACGCCACCGGCTTTCCGATCGCCTTCCGCCGGGTGCTGCCCGGCCAGCTGGTCTACATGCCCGACAAACTGGCCTGGGGTTGGACCGGGATACCGCCGGTGATCTACATGTCCCAGGAGGTCCCCCCCGAGGATGTGGTGGCCATAGACGGCCCCCACGAGGGAATCTGTAACTACGCCGCCCAAACCGTGCTGGCCGCCCTCGACCTCGAATCGGCGGCCGCTAACGCCGCCGCCGAGCCGTTGCCGAATATTGACTTGCACCAAACCGCCGGGGAGCCGTTGTCGACTGCGGCGGCCCAGGAGCTGGTGGCCACCTGGAAGGCCGCCCGGGCGCTGGGCGCCACCGCCTACACCCCCCAAACCCTGGAGGCTAGGACGCTGGGCTGGTCGGCCATGGACCAGCAAATGGTCGAGGCCCGCCAGTACATGGCCACCCAGGCGGCCCGCTCCTGCGGGGTCAACCCGGTCCTGGTCTCCGCCGCCATGGGCTCCAGCTCGTCTTACGTCTATACGAATCAGGCTGATTATCGCCAGGCCTTCCTGGACGACGTCCTCGACTCGTACCTGCGGGCCATCGAAGGGCGGCTGTCCGCCAACGATGTCACCCCCCGCGGCCAGTACGTGAAATTCGACCGGGACGCTTTCACCCGCATCCCGCTGCTCGAGCGGGTCCAAGTTATGGTCGGCGCCCTCAAGGGGGCGGCCACCCCGGCCATGGTCAACCAACTGGCCGGCGCCCTCGACCTGGACTTCACCATGCCCGAAGAAGACCTCGAGCCACCCCCACCCGCCCCGCCGCCGCCCGCCCCTGCGCCGAGCTCGCCGCCGCAACTGGAGCCGGCCCCGGCGCAGGTCACCACCCCCGGAGGTCCCTGACATGCTGATCGAAACCGCCGCCCCTACCGGCCGTCTGGCCGCCGACCGGGCCCGCCGCACCATCACCGGCCTGGTCGTGCCGTGGGGCACCTACGCGGCAGTGTCGACCGGCCAGACCGTCGCCTTCGCTAGAGGTTCGCTCACCTTGGGCGACCGTTCCAAGCTGGTCCTCGACCACGACCCCACCCAGCCGGTAGCGGTGTTCGCCTCGGCCACCGACACCCCCGAAGGTTTGGAGGCCACCTTCCGGGTCCCGGCCGGCGCTAGGGGCGACCAGATCCTGGCCGAGGCCGGCGACCTGCGCGACGGCCTGTCCGTCTCCGCCGAGGTGTCCGCCTCCGACGACACCGACCACGGCCTGTGGGTCACCGCGGCGCGCGGCCGCCACGTGGCCTTGCTGTCCGAACCGGCCTTCGACACCGCCCGCGTGACCGCCGTAACCGCCGCCGCACCCCCACCACCGCAAGGAGCCCCCGCCATGACCGTCACCGAGCTGCCAGCCCCCTCTGCGACCGAACTGGAGGCGGCCGCCGCCGCCCACCCGTCGGCCGGCCCGCCCGAGGCTGCGGGCACGCTCACCGCGGCCGGGCTGTCGTTGGTGTCGGCCCCGGCCGCCCCGGCCCGGGTGCGCGACCCTTATCCGTACGCCCAGCCCCACGAGATGGGCGGGCCGTCGTTCGTGCGTGACGCCCTGGCCTCGATGGAGAACCCCGGCAGCGTGGAGGCGGGCCGGTGGCGGACCGCCCAGCTGATGGCCGCCGAGCCGGCCTTCGTGGCCGCCGGCCTGGTCCGCCTGGCCGCCCCGCCCGCCCAGATTGCCGCCGCGGTGGGCGAAACCACCAACGAAACCGCGCTGGTCCCGCCCCGCTGGCTGCCCGGCCGGTACGTGCCGCTGTTGGGCGCCAAGGCGCCGCTGTGGTCGGTGATCGCCAAGTACGGCACCCCCGATTTCAACACCCTGGAGGTGCCCCGCACCGCCACCGAGGCCGGCCTGTCCGGCCTGCCCGCCGACGAGGTCACCCCGGTCGCGCCGGGCACTATCACCACCACCAACGACACCGTCACCATCGCCGAAATCGAAGGCTCCTACCAGTTTTCTCGGAAGCTGTTGATGGGCGCCAACCCGGCCATCGACCGCATCGCCCTGGACGCCATGGACCGGGCCTGGCTGGCCGACGTCGAAACCCGCGCCGTGGCCTTTTTCACCGCCGCCGGCAACTCCACCGCCTGGAGCTCGACCTACGCCGACGGTTTGGGCTATATCGCCTCCCTGCGGGCCTTGTACGCGGCCATGGCGGCCGGCACCCTGTACACCTCGACCGACACCCTGCCCGCCACCAAGGAGTACGAGGCGGCCGCCGCCGCCAACGACACCACCGGCCGCGGCCTGTTGCCGTTCGGGCCCCGGGTGAACGCCCCCGGCTCGTCGGAGGCCGCCTACGCCTCGGCCGAGGTGCAGGGCGTGCCGCTGTGGCCGGGCCCGTACATGCCGGCCAACCTGACCCTGGTCCTCGACCAGGAAAAGAACTCGGCCGCCGCCTTCGCTACCCCGGTCATGAACTTCCGGTTCGAGTCGACCACCACCGCCGGCAGCACCACCGAAAACGTCAAGGTCTTGCAGCTCACCAAGTATTCCGGGGTCGGGTTCTGGGCCCAGTACAAGGGCGGCATCCACGTGATCACCAACACCACGCCGATAGCCGCCGACGCCGGCGTCGGGCTGGTCACCCGCACCAATGGCGACAACGGCGAGCCTGCCAAGGCCCGCAAGTAGTGGCCGCTTCGGGCTGGCCCGCCGATAGCGACCTGGCCGCCAGTTTGGGACTGGCGGCCGGCGACGACGCCGCCCGCGTGTCCGATGCCAACGCGGCCGCCATCGACGACGCCAAACGGTACCGACCCGACCTGGACCCGGCCGGCGGGCCGTCCGGGGTGACCAATAACACTCAGTGGATGGCCATCCTCGAGCTGGGCCAGGACTGGTACCAAACCCGGAACAGTCCTGACGCCCTCGACACCTTCGGGCCGGGCGCCTACTCGTTTCGCCGCAAACAGGCCATCGGCAAACTGCTCGAAGGCCAGATCGCGGTCGCGTGACCTACTCCGCCGACCTGGCCGCCCTGACCGCCGTCCTCGAGGCGGCCGGTTTGCGTGTCGCCACCCGGTCCGGGGATATCACCCCGCCCGTCGTGCTCATCGAGGCCGTCGGGACCACCACCGACGAGGGCGGCACCCTCATCGACTCCCACGCCGGGGTCTGGTACGTGTATTTCATTCCCATCCGGGGGGTGTCGAACCTGGCCGCCGACTGCGACGCCCTCGACGCCATCTACACCGCCATCGCCCCCATCACCGTCGGCCCTACTACCTCGGTGTGGTCGTCGGTGACCGTCAATAACGACACCTGGCCGGCCCGCCGTTTCGACATCCCGCTGGCCGGGATCGCCGCCCCCGCCCTGACCTTGAAAGGAACCTAATGCCGACCCAGGCCAACAAACTCCTCGGCACCCTGATGTTGGGCCCGACCGGGACCGGCATGCAGCTCGAGGCGCAAATATCGACCATCGGCGTGCCGCAAACCATCACCCGCGACTCGCCCGTGTTGGTGTTGACCGGCGATCTGATCGTGGCCACCGCGGTGCGCTCCTACCAGCTGACCGGCACCGCCCTTTTGGATCTGGCCGACCCGTCCGGCGTGTACTACTACATCCAAACCAACGTCGACCAGCTGTTACCGTTCGAATTCCTCCCCATCGGGGCCACCGGCCCCACCTGGACCGGCACCCTCATCGACGACGGCTGGAACACCGAAGAGCTGGCCGCCGGGGCGTTGATCATCTCGAAGTTTGCCTGGCCCGTCCAGGGTCACCCGACCATCACCCCGCCCGCGGCGGACTGATGGCCGACCAGGTCACCGTCCGGGTGACAAACGAGGCCGCCTTTTCGTCCGCCCTGGCCGACATGCGCGCCGGGGTGGCGGCGCCGACCGGGCCGCTGGAGGCGGCCGGCCGGGAGTTGGTCCGGGCCGCCCAGGCCGCCGCGCCGCGCCTGTCGGGCCGGCTGGCCGGATCCCACCGGGCCCTACCGGCCGCCGGCCATACCGTGCGGGTCACCGCCGACACCCCCTACGCCGCCGTCATCCACTGGGGCTGGCCCGGCCACGGCATCCGCCGCCAACTGTGGCTGGTGGCCACCTGGCTACGCAACCCGGCCCCGGTCCAGAAAATGTCCGAGCAGATCCAGGCCGGCATCGACAAGGCCGCGGCGGCCACATGACCGCCCTCGACGACGGGATCCGGGCCGCCGCCGCCGACGCCGTCGCCGTCGCACGGGCCGGGGCGCCGATTCTGTATGTGATCTCCCTGACCGCCGTGTTGGATGACGGCCCCGAAGCGGACGGCGGGATCCGCTGGTTCGACACTGTCTGCGATCAGCGCGACCAACACCAGGCCATGCAGATGGTGCCCGACTCCGATTCCGACGCCGGCAAACTCGCGTTGCAATGGGCGTGCGCCTGGTCAAACCTGCAGCGCACCAACGCCCTGGACATGGGCTGGGAGATGTTTAAGAAACATGTGATCCAGGTGATGCCCACCGAGGGGATCCCGATCGCGGTCCCGGTGGACCCTACCCGGCCGGCCCCGGTCGGCTGATCGCCATGCTGGCCGTACGGGTCGGGATCGCCCCGTCGGTCCTCTGGGAGCAGGACCAACGCGACTTGGCCACCATGTTCGACGTGCTGGTAGAGGAGGCCGCCCGCCATGGCTAAAGCCGCCGTCCTCAACATCGACATCATCGCCACCGCCGAAAAGGCGCTGGAAACCTTCGACAAGGTCAAAGAAAAATCGGGCGCCTCGTTCTCGGCCTTGAAGGTGGGTGCGGTGGCCGCCGCCGGGGCCGTGATCGCCGGGCTGGGCGAGGCCACCAAGGCCGCTTCCGAGCACGAGGTGAACGTGGCCAAAATGGCCCAGGCCTACAAAAACGCCGGCCTGCCCATGGAGGAGATGAAGAAGGCGCTCGAGGAGAACGACGCCTCCGCCCGCCGCACCGGCCAGTCCGCCGAGGACCTCGACACCGCCTACACCCAGCTGATAACCGCCACCCACTCTTCGGCCACCGCCCACAAGGAGTTGGCCACCGCCCAGGACCTGGCCGCCTTAAAAGGTATATCGGTGGCCGACGCCGCCAAACTGATCACCGAAGCATCGGTCGGGAACACCCGGGCCGTCAAAGAACTGGGCATCGCCACCAAAGACACCTCCGGCCACCAACTGTCCGCCACCGCCATCATCGCCAAACTCACCGCGGCAGTGCACGGCCAGGCCAACGCCATGGGCGACACCGCGGCCGGGAAGATGGCCCGCTACAAAGAATCGCTCGACCAAACCAAAATCGCCATCGGCGAATCTTTGATGCCGGCCCTGCAAAGCCTGCTCAACATCCTGCAACCCATCTTCAATTGGCTGTCGCGCAACACCGCCATCGTGAAAGTGTTGGCCCCCGTCATCGGCGGCCTGGCTGCCATGGTCGTGGCCGTCACGGCCGCCACCAAAGTCTGGGCTGCGGTGCAAACCGTCCTCAACCTGGTCATGGACGCCAACCCCATCGGCCTGGTCATCCTGGCCATCGCCGGCCTGGTCGCCGCCGTCGTCGTGGCCATCAAATACTGGCATGACATCTCCGCCGCCCTGTCGACCGCCTGGGGTTGGCTGCGCGATCTGGGCGGCTGGATCATGGCCAACTGGAAAATCATCGTCGACGTGCTGTTAGGCCCGTTGGGGCTGGTGATCACCAACTTCCAAACCATCATCCGGGTGGTCGACGACGTCATCTCCGCCCTGGAGCGGGTCGGCAAATCGGTGTCCGACGCCCTGGGCTGGCTGGGCAAACTGCCGTCCGGGGCCGGGTCCATCCTGTCCAAACTGAACCCGTTCAGCCTGCCCGGCGGGTCCGGGCCGACCCCGACCCCGGTGCTGATCCAGGTGAACGCCACTCCCGGCGCCGACCTGCCCGAAACCGTCTACCAGGCCCTGCGGGAATACCAGCGCCGCCACGTCCGCCCCGAGCTGCGCCCCGTCTTCGGCGGCTGACCGGTGTCGACCTGGGATGGCGCCCAGTGGGATAGCGCCGCCGAATGGCAGGGCGCGCCGCCCCCATCGGCCGATTGGGGTGACGACTGGCGGTGGTGGTACCAGATCGGCACCGACCCCCAAACCGTCGTCGAGCTGTCCGATCTGGTCGTGGAGGCCCGCTGGAACTCCGATTCGCACACCATGGGTGACGGCACCTTCCGGGGTGATCTGCAACCCGGGCAGGTCACCGTGCGCATGTGGGATCCCGCCTACCGCCTGGACGTCAACACGTTCAGTCCGCTGGGCTGCATGTTCGCCTACTACGTGCCCACCGGGGCGGCCTGGTGCTGGTTTTACACGTCCTTTGCCCGGGGCCTGTGGCCGTCCGGCGACCCGGCCGGCGCCGACTGCGTCTTCACCGGCACCCTGTGGCCGCCCCGCCTGACCGCGGCGCGGGGCGAAACCAACTTTCCGTCGCAGTCCGCTAACGCCCGCCTGGCCGGCGTGGTCGGCCTACTCAATGGCTATTCGAATCTTTACATGCCGCACGTGGCCGCCAATCTGGCCCCCCAAACCCAGACGGTGGCCACCGCCCCGCAAGGCACCGGCACCGGCGGCGGGTTCTTCCCGTCCTATCTGGCCTTGGTCCGTGACGCCGCCGCCAACGGCACGGCCTGGCTGTCGGCGGTGGGCGCCGCCGCCCCCGCGGTCGGCACCCTGACCCTGAACTACGCCCGCTGGGAGGCCCGCAACGCCCGCAACCTGGACCGCACCCAGATCATCGCCGGCCCGGCCGTGACCACCACCCCCGACTTCGTGGTAACCGCCCTGTCGTGGGCCGCCCTGGTCGGCTCGACCGGGCTGGCCACCACCCTGGCCCAGTCGAACACCGGCACTCAAACCTGGGGTGTGCAAGGCCCGGCCACCATGCGCCTGTTGGGTGACGTGACCGCCACTTCGGGGACCGAGTACAACGCCGCCCACGCCACCGGTCAGGCCATCCTGTCCGGCCGCTCCAACGTGGGGGAAGAGATCATTGATTCCATCGACGTGCAGTCAGGCTGGCGGACCAGCCCCGCCGGGGCGCCGACCTCGGCCCAGTGGGATCCCTACTCGCACGTGTTCGCCCCGCCCGACACCGTCACCATTACCCAAAACGACCAGGCCCAGCACGTCTACCACATCGTCGGCTCCGCCCACCGTCTCACCGGCCGCCTGTGGCAGACCACCCACACCCTGGAAAAGTACATCGCCCCGACCGCCCTACCGTAAGGAGCGCCCATGACCGACACTGTGCAGCCGAGGGCGGCGACCGGCCGGCTGACCGTCAACCCCGGCGACAATATCGCCTCTACCTGGGGGAACACCACTTACGACCAGACCATGGAGGTGTTCGACACCGCCGCCCAGCGCGATGCCCAGTGGCCCACCCCGCATGACGGGGCTCTGGCCTACACGCTCGACACTCAAACCGCCTGGCTGCGCCGCTCCGGCGCCTGGGCCCTCATACTGCCGCCCTCCGCCCCCCGCGGTTTTTTGGGCCAGACCGTGGGACCGGCCAGCACCGTCAACAACGGCGCCACTGCGGGAACGGTCATCTCCCTGACGGTCAGCACGGTCCAAGCCCGCTGGTACCGGGTCAGTGCCTTCCTGACCGGCACCCAGCAGACCGCCACCTCCGGCGGGGTGCGCTACTCGGTGACCCCCACGCCGGGCATATTGAATGGCTATTTCGCCGTGGTCAACAACCTCCCGGTGGGCGGTTTTCTGACCGGCTCGATTGCCTACGCATGGCAGGCGACGGCCACCGGCTCGCAACAATTCGTAATCAGCAGCACCTCCGGCACCGGTGGGGCCATTCAGCACGCCGCTAATCAAGCTTCGCTCACGGTAGAGGACGCCGGGGCCTGATGAAAGAGGACACATGACCGCAACCCCGCTATGGCCTGACCCGCAACCCGATCCCGAGACCGAACCGGACGAGGATTGGGCCCGCCAACCCGACCCGCCGCCGCCTGACGGCGAGGACGACGAGACCGACTGATATGGCTCTTCGCAGGGTGGCCATACCATCACCGAACTATTCGTCGCGCGGCGGCACCGCGGTGACGACCATCGTCCTGCACACCGCCGAAGGCGCCAGGACCTACCAGGACCTGGGCGCCTTCTTCCAAAATCCGGCGTCGGGGGTGTCGTCGCAGGTCGGCATAGACGACACCCCCGCCACCGTCGGCGAGTACGTGCCCCGGTCTGGCAAGGCGTGGACGCAGGGCAACGCCAACCCCTGGTGTGTCTCGGCCGAGTTGTGCGCCTTTGCCGAGTGGGATATCGCCGAGTGGAACCGCCACGCCCCCATGCTCGAAAACACCGCGGCCTGGGTCGCGGAGGAGGCCGCCGCCCTCGGCATTCCTATTCTGCGGTTGGGGCCGGCCGACGCCCAGGATCCCGGCACCGCCGGGGTATGTGACCACGCCGCCCTGGGCCAAATGGGAGGCGGGCATTGGGACTGCGGGCCCGGCTTTCCTATCGACAAGGTGTTGGCCCGGGCGAACGAACTGGCCGGCGGGGCACCCGCCGCGCCTTCCTCGAAATGGAAAGGTCGGAACATGATCGCCGCTACCAGCACGGGCCGGGGCTATTGGTGTGTCACCCACGACGGGGCCGTGAACGCCTTCGGCGACGCCGTCTACAAGGGCGGCGGGTTCAACCCGGACATCATCACCGGGGAGGTGGTCGGCATCGCCGGGCACGGCGTCGACGGGTATTGGCTGTACGCCTCCGATGGCGGCATCCACGCCTTCGGGTCCGCCGCCTACTACGGCCGTCCCGACCGGTTTTGACCCGGGTTCACCAGCTGCTGTTGCTGTACCTGGGCGGGGTGGCCGTCATGGGCCTGGCCGTGGTGGTGTTCGTCCTGAACCGGGGCCTGGCCATCGACCTGCTGGCCGCCGCCGGTTTTGTGGGCGGGGTGGCCATCATCATCAACGCCCTGCCCACCCGCAACGGGCATCCTTCTGAGTGACTGGACCCCCCGTCACTGGCTGGCCCTGGTGGCGGGTATCACCCTGGTCGCCCTGGTGTTGGCCGCGGCCGTGGGCGTGCTGCTGTCCATCGTGGCCTAAAAGGGATGACCGAGAATGGATGACACCCAAACCATCGTGCTGCTGATCGAGGTCGGCGTTATCGCCCTGGCCGCCCTGCTGCGCATCCTGGGTCAGCAGGGCTAGGCGGGCAGGGATCGCCGGTTCAGGCCGTCCCGTATGACCTGGCCGTGCCCGCCCCGCAAATAGCGGTCGGTGGTGGCCACGTTCTTGTGGCCCAGAAACTCTTGTACGGCCTTGACGTCGTGGGTGTCGTCGTACAGGTTCGACGCCGCGGTATGGCGTAGAGCGTGGGCGGAGACGCCGTCGTACGGCAGACCTTTCAGGCCGGCCTGCTCCAGCCACCGCCGGACCAGCCTCGACAGGGTGGCCGCCGAATAACCAACGACCGGCCCGGCCAGGCGGGCGCCGACCTGGGCGGCCAACAGGCGGGCCACATCGTCGGCCACCGGCACCGGGCGGTGATCGTCGTTCTTGCCCCACACCACGAGCTCGCGGCGGCCCCGATCCCAGTCGGCCACCTCGAGGCGGGACACCTCGCAGCAGCGCAGGCCCAGGCGGGCCATGAGGGCCACGATCAGCCTGGCCCGCCCGTCGGGTAGGACCAGCCACAGGCGGGCGAACTGGGCCGCGCTGAGGCCCCGGTCCTTGCCTTTGGGCTCATGCACCCTGCCGGCGGTACGGGTCGGATCCACCGCGATCAGATCCCACTCGATGGCCCACCGGCAAAACACCCTGACGGTAGACAGGTACGCCCGCCTCGAGGCCGGCCGTTTGTCGCCCGTCGACGCCTGCCAGGCCCGCACCTGCTCCCGCCCCAAATCGGCCATCTCCACCCCGTCGCACACTTTGACCAGACCGGACAGCCGCCACGCCAACTGGCGGGCCGTGCCCGCCCCTATCTCACCCCGGGCGCGTCTATCACCAACGTAAATGCGGACAGCTTCGGACACCAACATGGGAAAACCCCCATCTCAGTAGCTCCGCCACTAGGGGCCGCCGACACTAGATCGCGCGTCTACCACCGGGTAATTGCCCAGACTCACGGTGCCCCAGAACTGTCGTTAGGGGGCAGTTCCATAATGCGGCCGCCAATCCACTCGGTGTAGCGGGTCGGGATGGCCTGGCGGGCCTCGTACTTGTTCATCCACTCGCAGCCAAGGGCGTCGGCGTAGGCCCGTTCTCCCTTGTGGATGAACGGAAGCAGGTCGTCGTGATGGCACGGGGCCATCAGCCCGAAGATCGGCCAGCTCGTCAGGAAGTGCCGGTGACGGCGCACGGCCAGCCCGAACGACGAGCCGCACAAAACCAGATCCGGGTAGGGGATGGCCTCGGGTACGTTCTCGATAACCCATGGCACAGCTAGGTTTTGCAGCCTTTCGAGCACTCGCGGCAGTAGGTCAGGGTGGGCGTCGGCCCTACCGCGCCAGCGGGTCACGCGGGCGTAGCGCTGGCACGGTGGGCCGGCGTGGACGACGTCGAACCCATCGAGCGGAAAGGTCAGGGCGTCGGCCTGGATGAAGTGGAAAGGAAAGTGCGGTTGGCTTTCCACATCGACGCCGGTCACGTCGAATCCGGCCCGGTGGTATCCCATCGCCGCGCCGCCCGCACCGCAGAACAGATCCAGCAGGCGGGGCCGGGGGTGTCCCCCATAGTCGGCGTTAGGGGATGGGCTCACGCGGCCTCCTGGGGGTTGACAGTTAGGCCTGGTCGCGTCTTCCATCTGGTAGACGACTGCGGCAACGGCCCCCCCACCGCGATCCAAGTCACGTCGTAACCGAGGCCTTCGGAGACGGCCCGGCACACGGCCAGGTAGTCCCGCGGTTTGGCCCGGCCGGCCTCCCAGTTGCGCCACGATTCGTCCGACAGGCCGCATCGCTCCGCCGCCCGGGTGACGTTCAGACCGCCCGCGTCGGCCCGCATCAAGGCCAGTCTTCCGCCGAACGTGTCGGCCGGGATCGTCCTTGACACCTGTCTACGAGCCATACCACACCTTACCCTAAATCCCACATAACCCACAAGGGGTACCTGTGGATAACGTTAGTGTTGCCAAGTAACGTGGGATATCCTATAACCTTCGGGTATGTCCGGATATTTGCTGTCCACCCGTGAGGCCGCCGCCATCCTCGAGGTGACTGACGAGACGGTGCGCCGCTGGGCCGCCGATGGCCTCATTCGTCACGTGAGGATGCCGTCGGGAGTCATCCGTTTCGAGCTGGCCGACATCGAGGCCATCCGCCGCCCCATCGAAGTCGACGAGACATGACCCGCCAATGGGAAGACGGCGAGGTCGGCTGGCATAGCGGCGACACCCGCCTGATGGTGGCCCTGGTCGTCGTGTCGCTGGCCCTGGCCGTGGTCGTGGCCTTCATCGTCTCGCCGGGGATGCTATGACCGCCGAAATCCGCCGGCTCTGCGACGGCACCATCGGTATCGGCCACTGCCACCGTCAGGCCTATTACGTGGTCGGCGACCTGATGGCCTGTAACCAGCATCTGGCCCAGGTCGTCCGCTCCGAGCTGTTCATGGCGCCAGACCATGAGGTCGTGGTAGTCCAGATCGTTCCGGCCGGCCCGGTGGGGATTGGGGAAGTGCATCCTGGGCCCGGGCCGG